TATCCCTGCACGAATCGGACGGGAGGTCCTTTCACGCCTCCGTAGCGCGTGCCACGGCCGGCGCGCGGCGTCCGTTTCCCGCGACCGGCCGGATGCACGAGGGGCCGCGCTTGCACCACGGCTCGCCTGAGGACGGAACCCGGAACGGAGTGCAGGCGGGAGGCGGCTCGGAGAGACGAGCGAACTACTTCCGGCGGCGGGAGCCGCCGATGCAAGACAAGAACCGAACACACAACCACAGGGAAACACGATGAACAACGAAGACCAGAACCAGGCGCCGCCGGCCTTTTCGGCGGACGAGATGGCCGCGGTGCGCGGCTCGCTCGACACGCTGCTCAAGGACGCGCGCAGCGACCTCTCGATCGGCAACGACTACCTCGCGAAGGCGCGCGCAACGGCGACGACGGCGAGCGTCCTGCTCCGCTCGGTCGGCGTCCGCAAGTCGCCGGACGACGTGCTCGCGGCGATCGCAGACCGCGAGGGGATCTTCACCTCGGAGGCGTACGCGAAGGCGGCCGTCGCCGAGCTCCTGCCGGACGCCACCGCGAAGGACGGGGAGGCCGAGAATGCGTAGCAGCGCGCGCGCCTTCGCCCTGCGCCTCTGGCGCGAGGGGTTCGTGCCGGTCGCGACGAGCCGCTTCGGCGTGTGCTGCATCGCGGCCACGGTCGAGATGCTCGTCCTCGGGTGGCTCCAGAACCGGGGGTGCCTGTGAGCGAGGGCCGCGACGCTCGCGGCCGGATCGTCCCGGGCTCGCTCGACGCATACGACCTGGCGTGCGCGGAGGCCGAGAGGGCCTACGTGCGCGCGGTCGCGGCGAGGGCGGCGGCGGCGGTCGTGCTCGCGGACTACGTCGCGGCCGAGGTCGAGTTCTCGCACGGCTTCCGGACGGAGTACCGCCGGCTGCGCGAGGAGGAGGAGAAGGCGCGCGAGAACGTGCGCTCGAAGGAACGGACGCGGGAGCGCCGGCGGCAGGAGATGCGCGCGGCGGCCCGCAAGGAACAGGAGGCAGAGTAGATGCCCATCGTGACGAAATCGGAGAAGCCCGTGGGACGGGCGAGGATCTGGCGGCTGCCGCCGCCGAGCTGCGAGGTGAAGACCGCCGGCCTCAAGGAGGTCGCGGACTGGCTCGGGCTGGACTACCAGCGCGTGCGCGCCGCGGCGATCCGCATCCAGACGGACGGCGACCGCTTCACGTCGCCGGAGGCGGAGGCGCTCCGCAAGGAGTTCCCGGAGCTGTGCGAGCGGGCGCCGATCCCGCCGGAGGTCGCGCCGTGAAGCGCGAGGTGCCGCAGGTCGCGCCGGAGAGCGTCGAGGCGAAGCGCCTGCTGCTCTCCTTGCCGACGTGGACCGACGAGGAGCTCTGCTTCTTCTTCGGGCTCACGGACTGCCAGCTCGACAAGTGGGCGCGGCGCGAGCACCTGGAGTGCTACTCGCGCAAGGTCGGCGAGCGCCGCATCTGGCACGCGCGGCCGATCCTCGCGATCTTCGAGGTCGTGCCGGAGTCGGCCCTGCCGAGGAGGCTTCGGACGTGAAGCGGACCCTTTCGGAGGTGCGCGTGACGCTCGCGCCGGCGGTCGCGCGGAAGCTCCGCGCGGAGGCGGCGGAGCGCGGCACGAGCGCGGCCGCCCTGGCGCGCTCGGCGGTCTGCGCCCTGCTCGGCGTGGAGCATCCGCCGCTCGCGCGGACGGGCGTCCGGCGCTACGCCACGGACGCGGAGAAGCGCGAGCGCGACGCGCGCAGGGCGCGGGACCGCTACCGCGCGGAGGCGGCGCGCAAGGCCGGCCTCACGGTCGCGGAGTGGCTGGAGCGCAAGGACGCGCGCCGGGCGGAGCAGTTCGCCGGCGTGCGGAAGCAGGCGGGGACGGAGCCCCGCCATCAGGACTTGAACAAGGCGCCGGCGGAGCCGCCGGCGGCGCCGGTCGAGGGCGTGCGGCTCGTGCGGGCGTTCTCGCGCTCGCGGTGCTGCTCGTGCTGCGCGGAGGCGGGAGTCTCGCGCTGCACGGCGTTCGGCTGGGAGATCGGGCACGGGCTCGAGACGGTCTGCGCGGCGTGGAGGGCGGCACAATGAGCCTCGCAAGCGCACTTTCGGACCTGAACCTCACGCGCCTGCGGATCGCGGCGCGCAACGCGCTCGACGCGGACGAATGCTACCGCGCCGTCGCGCACATGCACGGCACGGCGCGCCGGGCGGAAGCCCTCGCGGACGTGCAGAAGACGAAGCGCGAGCTGCGGAACCTGCTGGACGAGCTCGACCGCTCGGCGGCGAGGAGGGCTGCGAAATGCTCGTAGCGCTCTGCGTCCTCTGCGCGATCCTCGCGCTCGGCCTCGTCGCGGCGCTCCTGGCGCTCGACTGCGCGCGCTCCGACCTCAAGGAGACGCGCGCGCTCTACGGCGACGTGCGGCACGTCTGCGACGCGCTGCGCCTCGGCCTGCCGCTCGATCCGGGCGACGTCGCGCTCGCCCGCTACCTTCTCGGCGACGAGGGCCTCGCGGCCCTGCGCCGCCGCCAGTAAGCCACAACCACACAACCACACGGAGAAACGATGAACGAACCAGAGTTCGACCTTCCGGCGCCGTTGCCGGAGAACTTCGCCGGACACCTGCTCGAGGTGCCCGAGGACGAGTACCACGCCGCCGCGCGCCGCGGCGAGTTCCTCTCGAGCCACGCGCTCGCGCGCTTCCGGCGCTCGCCGGCCGCGTACCACCGCTGGCGGATCGGGACGGCGCGCGACGAGGACTCGCCGGCGCTCGCGTTCGGCCGCGCCGCGCACGCCCTCGTCCTCGAGGGCATCGAGGCGTTCGAGAACCGCTACACGACCGACGAGGCGCGGCCGGTGAACCCGAAGACGGGCAAGCCGTTCGGATCCGCGACGAAGGAGTACCAGAACTTCCTCGCGTCGGTCGCGCCGCGCGAGGTCGTCGAGGCGCGCGACTTCGAGGCGATGCTCGCGATGAAGCGGGCGGTCGAGCGCACGGACGAGGCGCGGCGGCGCGTGCGCGGCGGCGTCGCGGAGCGCGTTGCGCGCGAGCACTACGCCGGCTTCGAGTGCCAGGTCCGCGCGGACTACGTGACGCGCGACTTCGGGATCTGCGACCTCAAGACGTGCCGCGACCTCGACCGGTTCGAGTGGGACGCGCGCGACTTCGGCTACATCCACCAGCTCGCGTTCTACCGCGCCGTGATGCGCGTCGCGCTCGCCGGGAACGGCGGCCGCGACATCCCCTGCGCGATCGTCGCGGTCGAGAAGGCGGAGCCGTTCCGCTGCGGCGTATGGCGCGTCGCGCCCTGGGCGCTCGACGCGGCCGAGAAGGAGAACGAGGCCGCGATGGAGCGGCTCTCGGCGTGCATCCGGGCCGACGATTGGCCGGAGCCGGTCGAGTGGGCCGGCGCGCGCACCCTGGACTTCCCGGGCTCGCGCGAGTGACGCGGGCCTGGGCGACACACAACCACGAAACACGGAGAAACACACACACGATGGACACCACCATCAGGAAACGGGGCGGCGCGAAGGATCCCGCGCGGCTCATCGTCTACGGCACCGAGGGCATCGGCAAGACGACGCTCGCGGCGTCCGCGCCGGATCCGCTGTTCGTCCCGACGGAGGACGGGCTCGCGAGCGTGCCGGACGCCGACTCGTTCGACATCTGCCGCTCGTTCGGCGACGTGATGGACTGCCTGCGCGCGGTCTACAACGACCCGCAGGGCCACCGCACGCTCGCGATCGACTCGCTCGACTGGCTCGAGAAGCTGATCTGGGCGGACACGGTCGCCGAGGGCAAGCGCACGAAGCCGACGATCGAGAGCATCGAGGACTTCGGCTACGCGAAGGGCTACATCTACGCCCTGACGCGCTGGGAGAAGTTCACGAACGCGCTCGACCTCGTCCGCGAGCGGCACCGGATGACGATCGTCTGCATCGCGCACGCGAAGATCGCGAACGTCCGCAATCCGGCCGGCGACGACTACAACGCGTTCACGCCGCGCCTGCACGAGAAGGCGATGGGCCACATGAACGAATGGGCCGACGCCGTGCTCTTCGCCTCCCGTGCGATGCGGACGGACAAGGACACGAAGAAGGCGAGCGGGCTCGGCTTCGAGCCCGGCGGCGACCGGCTGCTCACCTGCACGGGCTCTCCCGCGGTGACGGCGAAGAACCGCTACGGGATGCCGGAGACGCTCCCGCTCTCCTGGGCGGCGCTCGCGCCGTACCTGCCGGGCTTCGCGACGCTGCCGCAGCCCGACGCGACCCCGAACCCTTCCGCGACCGGCACGGACGCCGGCGCGGCGAACCAGAACAACCAGAACAACTAGAACAAGGAAAAGAAAATGGCTTCCTTCATCGGAATGAACTTCAACGAGGTCGAGGACACGGGCGCGGTCGCGTTCGCGTTCCCGGCCGGCACGCACACCGTGATGGTCGTCGGCGACAACGACCGGCAGACGAAGAGCGGCGGGCGGATGCTCGGGCTCCAGCTCGAGGCGGTCGACGGCCCGTTCAAGGGCAAGCGCACGTGGATCAACCTCGTCTACGCCTACGACAACGGCACGCCCCAGAAGGACGGCAAGACGCTGCTCGGCTTCTTCCTCCTCAAGCGCCTCGCGATCGCGTGCGGCGTCGACACGAGCCGCGGGCTCGACGTCGCACAGCTCTACAACAAGCCGGTCGCGGTGCAGCTCTCGGTGTCGAAGGATCTCAGCGACAACGACCGCAACGAGCTCAAGGGCGTGCCGGACTTCGACAAGACGCCGGGCGCGCAGCGCCTCGCGGCGAAGCCCGGCGCGCCGGTGCGCGTGGCGGCTCCGCCGCCGCCCGCCCCCGCGGCCGCCGCGACGCCCTCGGCCGGCATCCCCGCGCCGTTCTAGCGGAGGGACGGACGATGGCTCGCTCCAGCCGGCACGTGACGCTCGACGACCTGCCCCCGGCCTATCGGGAGCAGGCGGAGCGCCAGCTTCGCGCGCTCGGCGGCGGCGCGCCCTCGCCGATCTGCTCGAACAAGGCGTTCGCGCCGACCTGTCCGGAGTGGGGCCCCGCCGACTTTGCGTCGGACCAGCCGCCGCTGCTCCGCCCCAAGTCGCCGATGCCCCGCCCCCGCGACGACGCGGCTCCGGCCGCGCCGCCGCGCGCGGGCGGGCGGCATCGCGCCCCGAACAAGACCGAGGCGCGATTCAACCGCGAGGTGCTCGGCGGGCGCGGCATGTACGAGGCGCTCACGTTCCACGTGGACGGCGGCGCCTACACGCCGGACTTCCTCGCCCTGGACGAGGACGGCCGGCCGACCTGCTACGAGGTGAAGGGGTCGCACCCCTTCCCCTCGGAGAACCGCGCGCGCTTCGCGTTCCTCACGTGCCGCGCGCGCTTCCCGTTCGTCGCGTTCCGGTGGTTCCGGCTCGCGAAGGGCGGGCGCTGGACGGAGGAGCACCTCTCGTGACGCTGCGCGACTACCAGTTCGACGCCGTGCGCGCGGTGCTCTGGTCCCTGGCGACGAAGCCGGAGGCGAACCCGTGCGCCGTCCTCCCGACCGGCGCCGGCAAGAGCGTCGTGCTCGCCGAGGTCGCGCGCACGGCGGTCCAGGAATGGCACGGGCGCGTCCTCGTCGTCGCCCACGTCAAGGAGCTCCTGGAGCAGAACGCGGCGAAGATCCGCGCGCTGTGCCCCGGCGTGCCGGTCGGGATCCACAGCGCCGGGCTCGGGCGCCGCGACACGGACGAGCCGATCGTCGTCGCCGGCGTGCAGAGCGCCGTGCGGCGGCTGGAGGAACTGGGCCGATACGATCTGGTAATCGTGGACGAGTGCTTCACGGCCGGCACGAAGATCGACACGCCGAACGGCGCGTGCAACATCGAGGACGCGTTCGTCGGTCAGGCCGTGTTCAATGCGGGTGGCGTCGGTCGCGTCGAGGCGGTGTCCGTGCGCCCCGCGAAGACGCTTTGCAAGGTGGAGCTTTCCAATGGAACAACGATCGAATGCACGCCGAACCATCCGTTCTTCACCGAAAGCGGATGGTGCAAGGCGGGAGCCCTGGCAGTGGGTGCGCGTGTTTTCTGCCGTAAAGAAGTGTCCGACCTGCGGAACCGAGTTTCGTCCGAAGATTTACCGGGACTCGCGCGGGAATCCGATCAAGTGCGAGGTGGAGAGCCTTTGGAATCGGCACGTCTACTGTTCGCAGGAGTGCCAATGGAAAGGACGGAGGAAACCGAAGCCGCCAAAGCCGCCGAAGCCGGCTCGACAACCGAATCTGTCAACGTGGAAAGAGCAGGCGAAGACGGCGAAGAAAATCTGCCCGTGCTGCGGAACGGAGTTTCGGCCGCGATTCTACGGAGAGAGGCCGGTCGGCAGGGGATTGTGGAATCGTCAGAGGTTCTGCTCGATCCGATGCGCGAAGCTTACGGAGAATCCCGCGTTCGAGAAGATGGACAGAACGCGCAACTCGATACCTCGAAGGAAGAAGGGCGGCAACGGTCGGGAAATGCCGGAATCGCAGAAACGGATGCTGGAGTTTCTTTCGGATCTTGCGGTCGCGGAGCTTCCGATTGTCACGACATCGGAGCAGCGAGCGCGCGGGCTTCCTCACGCGGTGAAGCCGGACGTCGCGATTCCTTCCTTGAAGCTCGCGGTCGAGCTGGACGGAAAGTCGCACAAGAGCTTCAAGGTTCGGGACGCGGACAAGCGGAAGAATCTCGCGCTTGTGGAGCTCGGGTGGTCCGTGTTGAGATTGTCGAACTCGCGCGCCCTGTGGCTGTGTTCAACCTGCAAGTCTCGGGAAGCCCTACTTACTTCGCTGACGGCGTTCTCGTCCACAACTGCCATTTGATCCCGCCGGAGGGCGAGGGTCAATACCGCACGCTGCTCGCGTCGCTCCGTGAGACGAACCCGCGGCTGCGCGTGGCGGGGTTCACGGCGACGCCGTTCCGGCTCGACGGCGGGCTCATCTGCGGCGAGGGCAAGATCCTCACCGAGGTCTGCTACGAGATCGGCGTGCGGGCGCTCATCGACGGCGGCTGGCTCTCGCCGCTCACGAGCCGGACGCACGACGCCGGCGCGAAGCTCGAGGGCCTGCACCTGCGCGGCGGCGAGTTCGTCGCGGAGGAGGCGGCCGAGGCGATGGGGGCGCGCGGCGTCGTCCTCGAGACCGTGCGCGACGTCGCGCGGCGGACGGCGGACCGCAGGTCGGTGCTCGTCTTCTGCTCGGGCGTCGACCACGCGCGCGAGATGGCCGGCCGGCTCGCGGAGTTCGGCGAGAGCGCCGTCCTCACGGGCGAGACGCCGGCGGCGGAGCGCGCGGAGATCCTGCGGCGCTTCCGCGGCGAGGTGTCGCGCGACCTCTTCGGGGCGGCGACCGAGAAGCCGCTCAAGTTCCTTTGCAACGTCGGAGTGCTGACGACCGGCTTCGACGCGCCGAACTGCGACTGCGTCGTCCTGGCGCGCGCGACGATGAGCACGGGGCTCTACGTGCAGATGGTCGGGCGCGGGTTCCGCAAGTGCGAGGGGAAGAAGGACTGCCGCGTCCTCGACTACGCCGACAACATCCTCCGGCACGGCCCGGTGGACGCGATCGACATCCGCAAGGGCACGGGGCCGCGCGAGACGTGGCGGCGGTGCCCGAAGTGCGACGCGCCGGTGCCGCGCAAGGCGGAGGCGTGCCCGGAGTGCGGCGCGGAGATGCCGAAGCAGGAGCGCGGCCCGCGCGAGATGGCGGGCGGCGTCTACGGCTCGGCGAGCGGCGCCTCGATCCTCGCGGACGAGGGCTTCGCGGACGTCGCCGAGGTGAAGGGCGAGTTCTGGGAGAGGCACGAGAAGCGGCTCAAGAAGGGCGACGCGCCGAAGCCGCCGACGGTGCAGATCACGTACTACGTCGGCCCGAACCGCAACTACCGCGAGTGGCTCTGCGTGGAGCATCCGGCGCGGAGCTTCCCGCGCAACAAGTTCGAGAGCTGGTGGAAGAAGCACGCGCCGGGCGCGCCGGTGCCGGCGACCTGCGACGAGGCGGTCGCGCTCTTCGACGCCGGCTGGACGCGGGCGGTGCGCCAGGTGACGGTCGAGCGCAAGCCCGGCGAGAAGTACGTCTCGGTCGTCGACTGGGGTCTCGACGCGAAGACGCGGCGCGAGCTCGCGCCGGAGACGTACGCGGCGCTCGAGAATCCGGAGCCCACGGCGGAGCACGGCGACGCGTGGGAGGGCGACGACCCCGCAGCCCCTGCGCCGACGCAAGCCGCGCAGGCCGACCCGTGGGACGTGGACGAGGACAATCTGCCGTTCTAGGCGAACGGCGCAACACAGAAGGAAACACACACGATGGCAAGCAACAAGATCGGGCGCGCTACGGCGCTCAAGTTCAACGAGGCGGAGATTCCGCGCGAGGGCGGCCGACGGGCCGCGGGGTTCATCAAGCGGGCGCGCGAGGTCGCGTTCGTCGTGCCGGACGAGCAGATCAAGACGGAGCCCGCGACGGGATTCTGCTCGCCGGACTTCGACGGCGACCGCGAGCTCCTGCCGACGAGCTGCGCGGTCGGCTCCGACATCATCCACCTCCGCGCGACGCAGGCCGAGCGCAAGGTCGCCTCGTCCGCGCTGCGCGCGAAGGTCGGCGAGGAGGTCCGCGCGCAGGAGGCGGCGTACTGCCGCGGGCTCCTGGCACGCGAGCGCAAGGAGATCAAGAGGGAGCTCGAGAAGCGGATGAAGGAGAAGGCGCCGGTCGCGTACTCGGCGGTCGACCTCTTCGCCTCGCTCGCGGAGGGCGTCGCGATCGTCGACGCCGCGCCGGGCTCGTCGAAGATGGACCTGCTCGCCGGGCTCTTCCTCGCGGTCGCGCCCGGATCGGGGCTGACCGCCGTGACGGCCGGAACGCTGACGCCGCCGGAGTACGCGCACGAGCCGCGCGAGCCGTTCCACCCCCAGGGGCAGCCGGAGATGTTCTCGGACCCGTCGCGCGCCGGCGCGGAGTTCCTGACGTGGCTCCTCGTCTTCTGCGCGGACGGCCCGCAGCGCTTCACGGTCCCGGACGACGGCTACTTCCCGGAGTGCGGGATGCTCGTCCGCCCGCGCCGCACGGCGAAGCTCGCGAGCGGCGCGACGGACGAGAAGAGCACGTTCGACTTCCCGGAGGGCGGGAGCGTCTACACGCCGGAGCTGGGCGAGGCGCTGCTCTCGGGCAAGCTCGTCGAGGAGCTCGGCGTCGAGATCGCGGAGGAGACGGGCGCCCGCACGTGGAAGTGCACGGTCGACTCCTCGCTCTCGCTCTCCGCGCTCGAATGCCCGGCGCCGGCCGACCCGGAGGACGGCTGGCTCGACACGATGCGCCTCGCCGGCCGCGCGCTCGGGATCGTCGCGTACGTCTTCCGCGCGTGGATGCGCGGGCTGCGGATGGACCGCGAGCGCTGGGCCGGCTTCTGCGCGGCGTGCCGCCAGACGTACCTCGACGCGATCGGCGACGCGGACAAGCTCAAGCGCGTCCTCGCGAAGGGCGACGCCATCAGCGCCGACCTCGACGCGATCTTCGCGGTCGACGAGAAGAAGGCCGCGAAGAAGAAGGGGAAGGCGAAGTGAAGGCGATCCTGACCGGAGTTCTCTGCACGATGAGCATCTACACCATCGCGGCGACCGTGAGCGAGGACTTCCTCGCGCGGCTCGCCGCCGTCGAGAGCGGCGCGAACGACGCGGCGATCAACTTCGCCGAGGGCGCCTACGGGCGCTTCCAGGTCCGCGAGCCGTACCTCGCCGACGCCAACGCGGCGCTCGGCACCCGGTACACGCTGGCCGAGATGCACGACCCCGCGAAGGCCGCGGCGGTCGTGCGCGCCTACCTCCTGCGCTACGGCGCCGCGTTCGAGCGCCGCGCCGGACGCACCGCCACAGACGAGGACTTGGCGAGGATCCACAACGGCGGCCCGATGGGCGCGGAGCGCGACGCGACCCTCGGCTACGCGGAGCGCTTTCGGGAGACTTCCGCGCCGTGAAGACGCTCGAGCAGGTGAAGCGCGAGCGCGGCGGCGCCTCGCGGATGCCGAACGAGAAGGCGCTGCGCAACGCGCGCGACCGGATCGCCGGCTTCCGCGCGTTCTGCCCCGTCTCGCGCGAGGAGTCGGGCGCGTCCTGCAAGGGCTGCGCCCTCGCGCCGGTCGGCGGCCTCGCGTTCGTCGAGGACTGCGCCCTGGCGTGGCTGGAGCTGCCGAGCGAGCGCCGCGCGGCGAACGGCCACGCGACGCTCGAGGCGCGCGAGAAGTCGCGCCTGCGGATGCGGCGGACGCGCGCGCGCCGGCTCGGGATGACGGTCGAGCAGTACGAGGCGACGATGGAGGAGCGCCGGAACCGCGACACGAGCGCCGCCCGTGCGGCGCGCTGGCGCCCCGCCCCGGGCGAGGTGCCGACGATCGCGCCGATGGACACGGCCGACGCGCCGGAGGGGCTCGCGTTGACGAAGGGACGGAAGGAATGAAGAGGATCGAGGTCGAGACGGCGCTCGCCTACATCGGCGCCGGGCTCTGCGCGCTGCCGGCCGTGAAGGCGAAGAAGCTCCCGCCGCTGCGCTGGAAGCGCTACCAGACGGAGTTCCCGGACGAGCAAACGGTTCGCGAGTGGTTCGCGACGCCGCGCGACGCGGTGTGCGTCCTCACGGGCGCGATCTCCGGCGGTCTCGAGTGCATCGACTTCGACCGCAAGGCGGCGTTCTACCCCGCGTGGCGCGAGGCGGTCGTCGCCGAGATCGGCGCGGACGTCTTCGAGCGCCTGCCGGTCGAGAGCACGCAGAGCGGCGGCCGCCACGTCTACCTGCGCTGCCCGGAGGCGTGCGAGGGCAACCAGCCGCTCGCCTACGGCCCCGCGGACGCGGAGGACGCGCGGCCCGTCGTCTACATCGAGACGCGCGGCGAGGGCGGGCTCGTCCTGTGCGCGCCGACGGAGGGCTACGAGATGGAGCAGGGCGACCTCGCGGAGGTGCCCGAGCTCACGCCGATCCAGCGCGCCGCGATGCTCGACGCGGCCCGCGCGCTCGACGTCCGGCGCAAGGCCGCCGAGCCGGCGAGGGCCGTCCGCGCGCCCGCGGCGCCCGCTTCGGCCTCCGCGGGCGGGAGCGGCACCGTCTTCGAGCTGCGGCCCGGCGACGACTTCAACGCCCGCGCGCCCGAGAACGGCGCGTTCCGCAAGCTCCTCGAGGACTTCGGCTGGACCTTCGTCGGCACGGACCGCGGCAACGAGCGGTGGAAGCGCCCCGGCAAGGAGGGCGAGGGCCCGAGCGCGACCTTCAACGGCGTCTGCTTCTACGTCTTCTCGAGCAACGCGCTGCCGTTCGAGCAGCGCAAGGGCTACTCGCCCTTCGAGGTCTACACGATCCTCGCGCACGGCGGCGACCACACCGCGGCCGCGCGGGCGCTCCTCGCCGACGGCTGGGGCAAGGCGACGGAGGAGGATCTCGCGCCGCTGCGCGTCATCCCGTCCGGCGCGTGCGCGCCGGCCCCGATCGCGCTCCCGGCCGCCGCGGAGGGCGAAGCGGCGCCGGAGGAGGCGCCGAAGAAAAGGCAGCCGAGAAAGGCGGCGCAGGTCGACCCGCGGCTCTACTCCATCCCGGGCTTCGTCGACGCGCTCGCGAGCTACACGCTGCGCAAGGCTCACTACCCGAACCTGCCGCTCGCGTTCGCCGGCGCGCTCGCGTTCCTATCCCTCGTCGCCGGCCGCCGCTACCGCACGCGCAGCGGCACGTATCCGAACCTCTACATCCTCTCCATCGGCCCGACCGGCATCGGCAAGAACGCGCCGCAGGAGACGAACGAGGAGATGGCGCGCCGGCTCGGGCTCCTCGACTGCCTGGGCGACAAGTTCTCGAGCGGCCCCGGCCTCATCGACGCGCTGCGCCGGTGCCCGGTGAAGCTCTACCAGAAGGACGAGCTGACGCAGCAGTTCCGCACGCTCTCCGCGACCGGCGACGCCCTCGTGCTCTCGAACGGCCTCACCGAGGCGATGCTCACGATCTACTCGCGCGCGGGCGGCACGCTGCGCCGCGGCGACGTAAGCGCCGTCTCGCGCCGTGGCGACTCGCTGCCGAACGACGTCCCGTGCCCCTCGCTCACGATCCTCGGTTCCGCGACGCCGGAGCAGTTCTACGAGACGCTCACGCCCGACATGATCGGCGAGGGGCTCATCGGGCGCTTCATCGCGATCGAGGCCGCGCGGCTCGAATCCTACAACATCCCGGACAAGGAGGAGACGCCGCCCGCGTCCGTGCTCGCGCACGCGAAGAAGCTGCTCGCCCGCGGCAAGAACGTCCACGCCGACGACTTCGACCCGGACCGCGACTTCGTCCGCGTCGAGATGGACGGCGACGGCGCGCGCCAGGCGCAGCAGGCGCTCTTCGAGGACAACTTCGAGCGGCGCCGCAAGCTCTCGCAGAAGGGCGACGCCGACTCGCGGACGGAGAACGCGCTCTGCGCGCGCGAGGTCGAGAAGATCGAGAAGCTCGCGCTGCTGTACGCCCTCTCGGAGAACGCGGAGGAGCCGCGGATCACCGTCGCCGGCTACTCCTGGGCCTCCGCGTTCGTTCGCGCGCACAACCGGCTGCTCTTCGAGCGCGTCCGCGACAACACGGGCGGCACCGACGAGAGCCGGCTCGCGCAGCACATCCTCGCGTTCCTGCGCGAGCGCGGCGGGACGGCGACGAAGGCGGACATCACCTACCGCTTCCGCCACAACAAGCTCGGGCGCCGGAAGCTCATCGGCGAGGCGCTCGGCGCGCTCGTCGAATCGGGCGAAATCACCGAGAACGTCGTCCCGACGCAAGGACGGGCGAAGCAGATCTACGCCCTCGCCGAAGCCGGCGAGGAGTGAACCGAACACACGCACAACCACACGGAGAAACAATGAACAAGAACAAGATCAGGAAGGAGGCCGTCCGTGGATAGCACGCCGACATCCGACGGCCGCGACCCGGCCGAAGTCGTCGCCGAGCAGCGCGCGCACCTCGCGCGGCACGACGAAGTCTACATGCGGCTCTCCACCTGGGGCGAGGACATCGAGCGCGCCGCCCGCGAGAGCGACCGCTTCGCGCGCCAGGCGCGCCGCGACAGCGTGCCGCTGCCCGACTACAAGCTCAAGCGCGGGAGGGCCCGGCGATGAGCGAGGAACGGA